CATTTTTATTTTTTTCATCAATATAATTTTCAAATTTTTCCATAAGTATAGTTAATTTATTTTTAAGTGTTGCGACTTCAATTTTTAACAAATTAATCTCATTAATCTCATTAATCTCTTTTGTTACATTATTGTTTTCATAAAGATTGTTTGGGTCATAAGATACATCATTTGTTGTGTTTAGTTTGATGGAAACTTCATCATTTTGTATATTATTCATTAAATTCACATTACTATCTGCCCACGAAATATGTTTTTCTCCACTTTTTTGCGCCGTAATATTTTTCTGATGATTTTGATTTATAATTTCAATATCATAGTTGCGTTGCTCTTGTATTTTTTTAATTTCTAAATCAATTTCGTATATAGGTTCATCTAGTTTGTCACTAAAATTTGGTGTAGGTGGTACTGATTTTTGTATAATATTCGTAAATTCGGATTGCTTTATCGAAAGCTCTTTTTCAAATTGAGATACGCGCTCATTTTTTATTTCTTCTTGCGTTATTAATTCTTTGATTCTAGTATCGTTCAGAATTGATTGATCATCGCCGTTATGTATTGTTATTTTTCTAGTATTTTCTTTGATTTCAGGAATATTTTTATTTGATTGGTTGAATACCCAATTCATCATTAATAGAATAAATTTTTTATTCAATTCTATTAAGTTATTACCGTTGTTTTTCTCTATTTCATAAAAACTTTTTAAGTTTGATTCAAATGTACTTTTGAATTCATTATAATTATTTGGTGTATCAAAATATTTTTTGATAAATGGTTCTTCTAATAATACTTCCCACAAAAGATTTATATTTTCTATATTTAAAAAATGTTGTATTGACATTCGATGTAGATTATTCTTCTTATATATTTAATATTGTATGATAATAAATATATATACTTATTTATGATTTTCTTTTATAAATTATCATTGAAATAAATTTTTCGAAATGTTTCCATATATTCATCTTTTAAAATATGCGTTTTTAAATAATGCGACGTTAATTTATCTTCTAACATATGAATAATAAAAAATATACTATACATTCCACATTCAGTATCACCATATTGATGTTCAACAGGATGATTTTCGTCATATTCAAATTTTATTTTTGGGTTCATTTGTTCCCCTTGTTTTTTTATTTTATCTACGAAATTCATTACTTCAATCGGAGCAGTATTTCCTACACTATCGAAAAAAAATATTTTATGGGTTTTAATATTAATAAACATAGAAATCCAATGTTTGCCTGGTTTATTATGAGGATCGGTATTGAAAATAATACCGATTTTGGTTTTTTTCTCTTTTATTTGATCCTTCAAATTAAAGTTACATAATTCTTCCCATACACATTTATTGTTTAATTGTTTTTTTTCAAAATCAATTGGTGTTGGACCCATAAAATCAAAACACTTGTAAGCTTTTTCATATTGTTTCATTACTTTTATAATATCAATACTTGTCAACCATTCATTCGGATTTTGTTTCCATTCATTAGGGGATTCTGGAGCAAAAGAATCTTTAAAATCTTCCGTTAATTCACCGAAATCTACATTTTGCTTTAACCAACAAGATTCTTTGTTACATACATTCCTTAAATATTTTGATAGTAATTTATGTATTATTTTAGTGTCTTTTGTCATTATTTTCGCATCAGGATGTCGATAATTCCATTTATCTCTCAAAAGAATCAATGATTTGTCAGTATAACATGTAAAATCTTTCGCTTCTTTTTTATCTTTGGGACTACAATTTATTTTTTCTAAAGAAATGTCTTCATTTTTGAGTTTTTGCTTGCGATTATGGATACTACTAATTCTTTTACTAGTCATTTTTGTATAAGAATTTTTTATTTTATTTGTTTTATGTTTTTTATGAGTTGTTTTTCTTTTATGTTTGATTACTTTCCTTTTTTTTGTCATCATCTTGAATTATATTGATATTTTCTTTTTTTTGTATTCCTTTATTTCTTAATAATGGATCATCTAAATGTATTTCTCTAATTTTTGGTAAAATAAATTCATCCTCTTTTTTGATAGATTTAATTTTTACAAATTTGTCCAGATTGGGTTTTGATTTAATTGTACGCATAAATAATTTATTATCATTTTCATTGTTATAAATTACATTTGTACCAGTACCTAGAATATCTTTTTTAATATCTATTTCTTCTTCGTCAAAAATAGTATAATCTTCTTGAATGATATCGTTTTTATCAATCACTTTGAAATACTGAATACACGTTTTAACAAAAACGTCAAACCCATTTTTTATATCAGGGTTAATTTCATTGTATTCAGTTTCTTTTTTTAATAATAACTCTCTTGTTAAATTTAAAATGCGTTTTCTATAAAATTTTTTGTCCTTTTTACTTACTTTATTGATTATAGGTTTATGTTGCATTTTAATATAAACATCTTTGTTTACTAAACAATCTAAAGTTATTTGATGTATTAAATCTTCTGACATTTTACAATAATTAAATATATAAACTATTATAAAATATTATTTATTTTTTCCTATGTTTACGCCTTTTGGTCGTTTTACTTTTTTTATGTGTTTTTCGTGTTTTTCGTGTTTTTCGTGATTTTCCGGTTTTTTTACTTTTTACTTGTCTACTTCTCCCACCTTTAGTATCATTGTAAACTTCTAGAAATTGATATGGACCAGAAACATCTTCTTCGGCACTATAACAATCTTTCGCTCCATTATTTATTAATACTTTTCTTAATTTTTCAATATTAAAAGTTGGACTAATATCTGAATAATAATAATGAACTGGGAAATCAAGCCATTTTAATGGGCACCATTTATATAGTTTATCAGGTTCATTTGGATCAGCGCCTTCTTCTAATAAAGTTGTAACAGCATCTATATCTCTTTTATTAATAGCGTTTATTAAAGGTGTAAAATTTCCAGTATTATTTAAAATTACAAGCATTCTTTTTTTTTCTTCTTCATATTCTTCTTGATCTTTTAATATTGAATCACGCTCTCTTTCAGTCATTTCTTCATAATCACTCATGTTTTACTAAATATATATATAAATATAATATATTTTATTTATATTGCGTATTTTTATTTGATTCATGCTAAATCTCTCAGTTGTACTCTAGTAGGATTTGAAAAAATTTGCGATCCTACAATATTTGTATTTGGATTAGGATTAAAACAATTAAATGTTTCTTTATTAAATAACAAATCATGAGGTTGATATTGTTGTGATTGTTGAGATGGATTAAATGAATATTTATACAAGTCACTATTACTAGTTGGTACATAAACCGATTGACTACATTTTTGTAGAGCGAAAATTTGATTTCTTAAATCTGATTCAGTATTTATGTTAGCAGCAAATCCAGACCATGGAGATTGTGTGTTTCCAGGATTAAACACTGTATGTGGATTAAATGTTGGTAAATTTTCCATTTTAACAGTTATTTCTTTTCTAGGGTCAACAATTGGTAAGTAAGAATATTTTGTCATGACAGGTCTTACATCTATGTAAGGCTGTAACATTTGAGAAGGAATATTTCTATCATATATTCTTTGGTTTGTTTCATTATGTATGTCTGATACGCATGTTGGCTTCATTGATATTATATTTATTATATTTATATATTTTTATATTTTATATATTTATATTTCTTAATAATTACATCTTTGATAAATTTATCGTTTTATGAATTTTGTTTCTAAATCAAGTGCGTAAATATTATATACATATAAAGGTTTAGATAGTACTTTTGTATATCATATAAGTAAATAAATGTGTGGCATTTTCTGTATCTTGAATGGTGAACAAAATAAGGTAGAATTTTATAAAGAACAATTTTATAAAGGTGTCAATAGAGGCCCAGAAGATTCTAAATATATTATATATCATGATGTTTTTTTAGGCTTTCACCGATTGGCTATTAATGGGTTAGATTCAATTTCAAATCAGCCATTTAATATAGATAATGTTGTATTGATATGTAATGGTGAAATTTACAATTATAATTATTTGTATGAATTAATGAATATTCAACCAGTAACTAACTCAGATTGTGAAGTTATTATACATTTATATATAAGATATGGTATGGAGCAAACTTTAAAAATGTTGGATGGTGTATTTTCATTTGTTTTATATGATTTGAGGTTGAAAGATAATATGGAAAATTTCATATACATAGCAAGAGATCCATATGGTGTGCGACCTCTTTATTTATTAAAGAATAATACGGATGATTCTAGCATTACAGGGTTCGCTTCTGAATTAAAATGTTTGAGTGAATTTGTTAAAAGTACATCTTATGAGATTCAGCAATTCCAACCAGGCACATTTTCTAAATATTTTTTATCAAGTAAAGCTTGTTCTAAATGGGAATTAATAACTGAAAATCAAGCTTATTTTGTTATGACATTTCCATATAATTGTAATTATTATACACCTTTTAATTCTTCTAGTAATAGTATAAAAGAATATCAAAAAAATATTACTAATTATTTGTGTGATGCTGTCAAAAAACGCTGTTTAAATACAGATCGTCCAATAGCATGCTTACTTTCTGGTGGATTAGATAGTAGTTTAATTACCGCATTAGTAAGTCATTTCTCAAAACTAGAGTTTGGGTTGGATAAGAAAATTGAGACATACAGTATTGGGTTGGCTGATTCAGAGGATCTTAAACATGCTAAAATTGTAGCTGACTATTTAGGGACGAAACACACCGAAATAATTTTAACTGAAAAAGAAGTGTTTGAAATTTTACCAGAGCTTATATACACTATTGAAAGTTATGATACAACCACTGTAAGAGCAAGCATTGGTAATTATTTGTTAGGTAAATATATAAGTAAAAACAGTGACGCTAAAGTAATATTTAATGGCGATGGTTCTGATGAATTATGTGGTGGTTATTTATATATGTCAAAATGTCCAGATTGTATAGAATTTGATTGTGAAACACGAAGGTTACTTAAAGATATTCATTTGTTTGATGTATTGAGATCAGATAAATCTATATCTTCTAACGGATTAGAACCGAGAACTCCTTTTTTGGACAAAACATTTGTAAATTATTATTTGTCTATTCCACAAAAAGTAAGATTTGACACAAATAAAAAGATTGAAAAATATTTGTTGAGGAATAGTTTTACTAGTGAAAATTTTAAGGATGTGTTTGGTCGACAAATTTTACCCGATGAAATATTATGGCGTCGTAAAGAAGCTTTTAGTGATGGAGTTAGTAGTAAAGGTCGCTCATTATTTGTTATTTTACAAGAATTAATATCTATTAATTTAAATTATGAAAATTATTATAATAATTGTGAAAACAGTAGTAATAATAGTAAAATATTCGAAAAATATATTCCAAACATAGAAACTGAAAAATTATATTATAAACATATTTTTGATTGTCATTATCCAGAATGTAGTAGTATCGTGCCTTATTTCTGGATGCCTAAATATACTATAGCAAAAGATCCTAGTGCTAGGACCCTAGAACTATATAATACTAGTGCTAGGACCCTAGAACTATATAATACTAGTGAAAACAGTGAAAACAGTGAAAACAGTGAAAACAGTGAAAACAGTGAAAACAGTGAAAACAGTGAAAACAGTGAAAACAGTGAAAACAGTGATGACAACAATAAATATTTCTAGTAGTAATAATTGAATTATTTATTTTCAACGTTTTTTACAACTTTTATTTCTTTTATTTTGAATATTTTTCCGTGTGTTAGTTTTATTGGATTTATTGAAAAAATCTTGTAAATGAAACAAAATTCTTTTACTTACTATTTTATCAATTTCGAATTCTTTATCTGTTTTTTCAATTACCTGAAAATTATATAGTTTAATATTCTTGTTCATAAAATCAATCCAATGTTGCTCTTTGTTACTATCATCCATCATTATGGGAATATTTTCTAAAATTTTTTTTCCAACAGTACTATCTAAAAATCTTTTATACATTTCTTCAAAAGATAATTCATAAATATATGGTTTTATATTAATATAATAAACATTCTCTTTTGCCATTCCAGGAAAATAATTGTCGTCTAAAAAACAAATTTCAGCATCCATTGGTAATTTTGTACAACTGATAAAATCTTTATATGTTTTATCGTGGGTTGTTCTACATATTTCGACACGTTTACCATTAATTTTAAATGCTGCTATAATTTGATCAAATAGTTTATAATTCATTTTAGAATCGAAATAAGATATAATATGGTTTGTCCATTTGCGTGGTCCTTGATTATTTGTATAAATCATTATTTTATGACAACAATTACTGGATTTTTTTTGTTTTAAATAATTTAGAATATTTATTATATTTGGGCGTAAAAATTCTGGATACATTTCTAAAATTTTATTAAAGTCATTTTGATTTAATTCTTCTTTATTATTTTTTAAAAGATACAAATTAAGACTATCCCAAAATATACCTAATTCTACGAAATAACCTAAGGTTTCATCTAAATCAAAAACCACGATTTTCATAATAGAGAATAATATTATATACCCTTATTTTTTATAACTTTAAAAAAATAATTATAATATTTGTATAGATTAATATAAACATAATACAAGATCGATGAGTGATTCTAATTATAAGGATAAAACTAAAAATAATTTATCCCACAAAGATTATATTAATATTTTAGAATATTACAACAAAAATATACCTAAATCAAAAAAATTACTAGAAAAAGAAGCTGAAAAAATATTGTCTGATAAATTATGTAAATGTATTAAAATAATAAATAGCCCCATTCAAAGAAATAATGAAGCGCGCGCAATTGGTATTTGTACGAAAACAATTTTAAATAAAAAAGGATTGACACGTGGTAGTTTCCAATGTAAAACGCCAAGATTTGTCAAATTTAACAAATTGAATAAAACAATTAAAAAGCGCAAAAAAATATAAAATTATAAATATATAAACTTATTTATATAAATGCCACAAGTTAAAATTTATGATGTTATTATTATTGGATCAGGAATTGCTGGATTATATTCAGCATATAATATTAAAAAAATGTCCAGTAAAACCAGTTTTTTAGTTTTAGAAAAATATAAAAAAAAATGGATTGGTGGAAGAATGAATAATGAAACATTTCATGGAACTCAAATTGTTACTGGTGCTGGTATTGGGAGAAAAGATACGAATCCACTTTTAATAAAATTATTGCGTGAATTACATGTTCCTTACAAAAAATCAATTTCTATTATGAATTATTCCAAATTATTACCAAATCACTCTAAATTTGATGTTGTTAAAATTGTTGATTTTTTGAAAAAGGAATATAATAAAAACCCTGACAAATACAAACAATTACCTTTCAAAGATTATGGAACTCTTATGTTAGGCGATCATAATTATAAGTTATTCACTATTTACGCTGGTTACACTGATTATGAAAATGCTGATATTTATGAAACATTATACAATTATGGAATGGATGACAATAAAGGCGGATGGCCTATTTTATATATACCTTGGAAAGAATTAGTAGAAAGACTGTGTGAATACATTGATTATAAAAATATAAAAAATTCTAATAATGTTACTAGCATTACAAAAATTAGTGACAATGATGAACCTTGTTTATTTGAAATTACGACAGAACAAAACAATAAATACTTTTGTAATAAAGTAATTTTAGCTACAACTATTTCAGGTATTAAAAAACTCATTCCAGGAGCTTCAAATCCAAAGAGTCTTTATAATCAGATTCACTCGCAACCATTTTTACGTTTATATGCTAAATTCGATAAAAAATCATCTGCTGTATTGGAGAAATATGTTCCTAATTATACTATTGTTCCAGGTCCTTTACAAAAAATTATACCCATTAACTCAAAAAAAGGTGTATATATGATTGCGTATAGCGATAATGTTAATGCTGAAATATTAAAAAATTATTTGAAGAATACTTATGATAATAGAAAATTTTATGAAAAATTGGTTGAACAAAGTTTGGGTATACCAGAAAAATCACTTACAATAGAAGATTTGAAAGATTTTTATTGGACAATAGGCACGCATTATTATTCTCCATTGTATGGACCTTATAAAAATCGCAGTGATTTTATTCACAAAGCCCAGCATCCTATGGATGGTATTTTAGTTGTAGGTGAAGTAGTAAGTAGTTATCAAGGGTGGGTCGAAGGAGCATTAGAAAGTGTTGAAGCTGTTGTAAATAAAAAATGGGTACAGACCATTTGCTAAAATTTTTCTTTCAATTCGGTGTAATTTACATAATAAAAAAATTGATTGTTTTTATGATGTAATGATTTGAATTAAAAAAATAAAATACTAATTTGAACTATGAATATTAATCGTATTGAAAATGATTCTTTATTTGTTGAATGTGGAGATGATTACATTATTTATTATGAAGGTTCAAAATATAAAGGTGAAATAAAAGAAATCGAAAATTGTGATAATATTAGACATGGTTATGGTACAATGATTTACGCAAATGGTAAAAATTCATATATTGGTTATTATAAAGATAATGTAAAACATGGTTATGGAAAATATATATATGACAATGGTAATACGTATGAAGGTGAATTTGTAAATGATGTTAGGTTTGGTAAAGGAAAATTGACATCACATAAGGGATATATTGTGTATGATGGTGAATGGCGCAATGATATAAAAGAAGGATATGGAAAGTATAACTTTGAAAATGGTGATTCTTATGAGGGTGAATTTGTAAATGATATTAGGTGTGGTAAAGGAAATTTGACCTCACATAAGGGATATGTTATTTATGATGGTGAATGGCGCAATGATGTAAAAGAAGGATATGGAAATTATAACTTTGAAAATGGTGCTTCTTATGAGGGTGAATTTGTAAATGATGTTAGGTGTGGTAAAGGAAAATATGTTTCCCATAACGGATATATTATTTATGATGGTGAATGGAAAGATGATGAAAGACATGGATTTGGTAAGTTTTCCAATAAAGAAGTGATTTCATGCGATCATAATGATCTAGAATTTTATGAAGAAGAATATGAAGGAAATTGGGTAAATGGAAGAAAATATGGAAAAGGTGAAATAAGGATTAAAGGTTCATGGAAAAATGATGTTCCCGTATCAAGTATCGAAATAGAAAAATCTAGAAATATAGAAAATTATATTACAAAAAAAATAAGTCAACATGTTAATAACTATTTTGAAGAAAAGTGTGATCAGGCTTATTATAATATGTTTCCACCAGGTGAAAAATATTACTTTTATTAATTTTTATTATGTCTATTATTTGATTTTATGTGTCTAAAAAAATAAATAATATCCATGATACCCAATTGTAGCAAATGCCAGCATGAATATAAATTCATAAATATATCTTGGTGTATCTATTTTTTTGTAACCAGTGTAAATAAGCAAAGGTGCTACAATTATAATATGAAATAAATTTACCCAGGCATTTTTTCCAATCATTATTTTAGAAACACCTTTGTACCCATGATAAAATAATATGAGTAAACCCGTAGCTAAAATTACATTATACATAAATATAGGCATATTTTTTTGTTTTATACCAATATACAAAAATAAACTGCCTACAATTAAAATATGAAATAGATGTACGATAGCAATATTCATTGTCAGTATTTATAATATAATTATATTATAATTATTATAATATTATATTTATATAAAATGAAAGACAAATTTCTATATGAAAATATAGAAGTTACTAAAAGAGGTGGTAAAAAGATAGTACGTAAAGTAAGCATAAAGAATAACAAAGCTGTTAAAAGTGTAACTAAGTATCATAACGGTAGACGTTTAGGTACAGTAAAAAAACCAATAGACAAAACCCACATTGAAATGATACGTATAGGTAAATTTGTTAAAGGTTTATTTAATGATTGTAATTGTGCGAACAAGAGAAAAACACGTAAAAATAAAAAATGACTATTTGGATAAATGGTCAAGTGCTGCTAGAAGTACTAGTTCCTGATCTGTTAATTTTTGAAATACTAGATTTTCATCCAATTTAATTTGAAAATGTTTATTAGAATAACCATAATTTTTACAGATTACATAAACCCCGTCTTCTTTAATTTTAATATCGCAAAACAATGCGCCTTTTGTAATTTGAATTTTAGATGGGATTGGATCACTTATTGGTATCCATCTTATATAAGTGCCATATTTCAAATCAGTTAATTCATCAACATATTTATATCCTTTTATTTTTTTCATGATTTCTAGGGATTTTGACCGCTCTAATTGAAGCTCATTGATGATTTTTAAATTCATTTCTATTAGTTTTTTTGTTGTAAAATTGAATAGATTTTCATTCGAATCATCGTCTAATGCTTTGTATAATTTATTGACATCCATATATTTTTACTATTATTGTATATAAAAATATATCTTTATTATTTTTTAAATTATTTACCATGACGATCCAAATGAACCTGACAAAACTGAATTTGCTGCCATAGGTTCATAAAACCCTTCCATACCACCTGGAGTAGCAGCATTAATTAAAGGGGTATTGTCTTTTTGATACATGTCATTATAATTTGGTAATTGTTGAGTAGGTGCATTCATATTAGCAGTAGGCAATTGACTAATAGATGTTGAACCTCCATATAAAGATTGATTAATCGCATTTTGATTCATATTCATTTGATTGTTTTCGATTTGTTGTGGCATTTGTGGCATTTGTGGCATAGATTGTTGATTTGTACGGGTATTTCCTTTTTTTCCACTACTATTACCTAGTTGTTTTGTTTTACCATCCCACAATTCAATAACGCGATCTACTAAAATACTAACTTTCTCTCCTAATTTAGTTTGTAAACTTAAAGTAATCATTAAAACAGATAAAATAATATAAGTAACACTAATTTGAGGATATTCCATACCACTATATGTAGGAACGTATACAATTACGCGATGTATCATAAATAATCCTAAAAACATTACAATGATTTGCATTACTATTTCTGCTAAAATTTCTAAACTACCCTTTTTCTCATCCGCTTCAGGAACATATTTTGACATAAATTTATTTAAAATGACAATTGGTATAATAGCTAATAAAGAATATTGAATAATATTTAATACTTCGGATTTAGAATCATTGTCAAAATTAAAAACATGCTTAAAGAATCCTTTTTTTGAATTGTCTGAAGTTTCCATATGATTTATAAAAAGAAAAGAAAAGAATTAAATAATATTTAAAAATCTAAAAAAGTAATTAAAGTTATTTTCATAAATAAATAGATCATGAGTGAACATGAAGAATATAAAAGTAATTTTCTGTTGAGAGATATTGAACATAATACAAAGATACATGAAGAGTATCAATATTTGGAACTAATTAAAAATGTACTAGAAGAAGGATTCCTAGAAAAAGGACGAAATGGTTCCACCAAAAGTGTTTTTGGTAGATCTATGCGTTTTTCACTTAAAAACGGTAAAATCCCCTTATTAACAACAAAAAAAATGGCATGGAAAACATGTCTAAAAGAACTACTGTGGTTTATTCGTGGCGAAACTGATAATAAAATTCTACAAAAAAATGGAGTTCATATCTGGGACGATAATTCCTCTAAAGATTTTATGAATAATATTGATTTAGGACATTATCCAGATGGTATTTTAGGTCCTATCTATGGTTTTCAATGGCGTCATTTTAATGCGCCTTATAATGTAGAAAATGGTAATGTTTTAGATGAAAATAAACCTGGTATTGATCAATTACAATTTATTATTGAACAATTAAAGAATCCTGCAACTAGAAATAGTCGTAGACTTATTATGACAGCATGGAACCCATGTCAATTGAATAAAATGGCGCTGCCTCCTTGTCATATAATATGCCAATTCAATGTTTGCGATGGAAATAAATTATCATGTGCTATGTACCAACGCAGTGCTGATTTGTTATTAGGGGTTCCTTTCAATATAGCATCCTATTCTTTTCTTACACATCTAATTGCGCATCATTGTAATTTAGAAGCATTTGAATTTATTCATTTCATAGGTAATGTTCACATTTACGAAGACCATTTTGAGTCAGCTAAATTACAAATGAATCGGGAACCTTATTGTTTTCCCACTATCAACATGGGTAATAAGAGAGAAAAAATGGATGATTATGAAGTGTCTGATTTTCAAATTTTAGATTACAAAAGTCACGACATGATAAAAATGAAAATGATTGTTTAAAAGTGTAATAATGCGTTAAGTAATTTAAAAACAAAGTGTTTATTTATTATAAAAATGAGTAGTTCTAGATCAATTGCTGCTGCTAGACAAAAAAGAGCTGGAGAACAGTCTAATAATAATAATAATAATAATAATTCAAATACAGGACGTCCAGGTACGTCAATTTCATCTCAAGCTGTTTTTGCGCAACAACAACAGCAAACATTAGGTAATGTTAGATATAATAATAATATACAACA